GAATTTATTCACAATTAGACTCGGCTATTTCCCACGTTCTGATTCTTGAGCCATCAAAACGTTTTCGTGGTTCAGTCACCTTAGCTCCTAATTTCCTTAAAAACTCACACAATAGCGTTCTGGTGAGCTTTACGTTTTTGAAGCGTAGTTCTTCCTCTAAATGAGTTAGCGTGAAGTAGAGCATACCTTTATCGACCACACAGCTATTTTTTAGCATAGCCGGAAGGCTAATGTGTTCTGAATTTTTTTGGCGATTCCATTGAATGAGCCATTCGTTGATAATCTCTTTTATAATTCCGAGTTCTGATTCTTCGACGGCTACCTGCACTTCCTCCGCCGGACCGAGCCACTGCCTCACAAGATCGAGCCACCTATCCTGTTTGGGCGGGTTAAATACTACGCGAGTGGCTTCCACAATTTTATTGATAGTCCTGCGGCTGGACATCAAGTCATCCACGATGAGCAAAGTTGTTCTGCCTTCTCCAAGGTCCATATTATATTTAGTGGACCCGTCTGGATATTTTAATATGGTGATTTTTTTAACTGCCTCGGCTATACCGTAAAAATGTTTTTGCTCATGTTCTTTGTAGACTGATTTAACGATTTTTTTAATGTCTTTTTTGGGAAGTGGTGGAGTATTTTTTTTATTCCATTCTTCCAAAAAAATTATTGTTTCATCCTTGGTGTATTTCTTGCTGAGGTAACTTTCCGCCTGTTGTGTGGCGAGTACACTTATCTCAATCGTGTTGGTATCCGTTCCGCTGACTACCGGTTTTGACTCTGGTTCCGAGAAGTCTGGCATATTATCTGATTTAATAAAATCGAATTTAGCCACTAACGCCAGAAGATCCTTTTTGTTGTAGCCCATCGCAAACCAATCTGATATATCCCCTTTTATTGGGAGGTCTGGAAGTTCAATAATTTTAATTGATCTGGCTTTACCGTCCAAAGATTGAGCTATTTTTGCCGCATGTTTAAGCCCAGGTTCATCGTTATCCGGTAATATAATACATTCTCTATTTTTTAGAGAATCAGAATATTCTGCTATCCAGTTACTTGCGCCACCACAATTTGTTGTGGCAGTTAAACCTTTGGCGTTGAGTGTAGCAACGTCCTTTTCGCCCTCGCAGATAAATACTCGTTCAGAAACTAAAACTTTAGGCAGGCAATAAAGAACTCGCCTTGTATCTTTCAGATTCCAAATCCAACCACCTTTACCGTTCGGCCTGCGTTGTCTAAAATCTTTGGGCTCGAATCGGCATACCTGATAAAGCAGGTTGTTGTCTTCATCGGTATAATCGTATGTTGCGATTATTTTCTTTTTTGTACTTTTTTCAGCCCAAAGATTTCTCTTTTTAAGTTCTTCCAAAACAGCTTCTTGAGAACAACCAGCGTGGCAATAAAACAAAATCTTGCCATTAGATAAACTGACAGAGAGACTAGATTCTTTATCATCATGCACAGGGCAATGGCATTGCCATGAATTATCTCCATTAGGTTTTCCGCCAAGGGCACTGACAATTTCTAAAATATTGTTCATGCTTGATCCTTTATTTCTTTAAGAAATTTTTGCATCTGAATAATTGCACCATGCATCAATATTGCTTCATGTAAATCCTTAATTTTTATTGCCTGGAATTCGTATTCCTGGAGTTCGGATATTCTTGTTTTGAGAGCCTTTATTAAATTCATATTTGATTTTTCACTCTTTTTAACACTTCTTTAACATCCGCCACGGATCGCACGACCGCGCTAAAACCTCCAGCCCTCACATTATTATTAAGATATTCTGTTTGCAGAGCGGTAGGTTCTTCTGTCCTGCGTTTCACCTCCATAGCTAAAGACCGTCCCCGATAACAGCCGACGATATCAGAAATTCCCCCCTTGCTCCAGGGTCCTTGAGCTATTTTGGCGAGATTTGAAAGTGGAACAGTTTTTAGAAAAGTCATTATACTGTTTTGTATCTTCTTTTCGAGCCGGTCGTCGTCGGCAAGATGAAAATCCATCACTTGGGGAAGTAGTGAAATGAGAGGTTTCTTTTTTTTCATCCTTCATCCTCCATTAAAAATCTAACAGTTTTTTCGAGACTATCGGCAAAATCCATTTCATCTTTTATGCCGGCGGAATAGTCCCAACCTGGAAGCATTAGTATCCACACTTCATCGGCCCACTCAATAAATTCGTGATTTACTTTTTGCCAATATTTATAATCCTTTGGCAAATTACACATTTTTGCTATTGGATGACTGTGGGCAATGGGCGAGTACACCAGGAATCCGAGACTCATTATTTCCCCAGCCTTTTTACAGACAGCATAGAATCTTTGTTCTTGTATTGCGGGGTCTGAATCTGAGTAAGGGCTTGCGAGATAGACTTTCTTTTTTAAAGCCATTTTAATATCCATCCCTTTGCGCTTTCGCTCGTTCTCCCCATTTTCCCACCTCAGTCAAATATTGTACACTACAACCGCTGGCCTGTCAACTATAGCACAGACGCTAAAACCTCTTGACTTTTGAAATTGTTATGGTAAAATGCTGTAAATTTATTGGAGGTGTGATGCAAGCCAAAATAGAAAGGGTTGGACGTGCTAAGATGCCAATTATGTTTCATAAATGTCCTTTATGTAAAAAGATATTTAAAAAGAAATTTGACCTTGGACAACATCTTCGGTCTCACGGATTACCTAAAAGAGAAATTAATCGTTATTTAAAACATTTTCATAAATCATAGGATTTTAAATGATTAAGCCTTACTACGATCATAAAGGAATTACCATTTATCATGGGGACTGCCTTGAAATAATGCCTTACCTTAAACCAGTGGATTTAGTATTAACCGATCCGCCATACGGATTAGATAAGCGACTTTCACGAGGTGCAGGTAAGCTAAAGAATAGAAAATTTAGGGTTCTCTACGAAAAGGAAAGCTGGGATAAAGTACCTCCAGAGGAATGTTTTGACACAATTTTTGAATTATCAAACAATCAAATTATATTCGGAGGGAATTATTTCTCATTGCCTCCTACTAGGGGAATAATATGCTGGGATAAATTACAATCTTTGCCAACATTTTCAAAGTGGGAATATATCTGGACAAGTTATGATTTCCCTCCACGAATAATAAAAATGACTAACAGAGGAAGCACAAAAAATCGGTTTCATCCTACTGTCAAACCAATTAAATTGATTCAACAACTTCTTAATGATTTCAAAAGTATAGATGTGTTTGATCCTTTTGTGGGTTCTGGCACAACTCTCGTAGCAGCTAAAGAGTTGGGCCGAAAAGCAATAGGTATAGAAAAAGAAGAAAAATATTGTGAAATAGCAGCCCGCCGCCTACAACAGGAAGTTTTGTTTGGGATATAACATGCAAGCCAAAATAGAAAAAAACACGATTAGGCTCTCTTTTCCATACGACAAAGAAAAGGTCAAGTGTTGCCAGACCATGGCGATGCGTTGGAGCAAAGTAAAAAAAGAGTGGTCCACACCGAACAATTATATGAATCGTGTTTGCTTAAATCGCCTTTTCCCTGGCTTACTTCCCCCTGAACCGAGAGAAGAAATTAAGGAATTAGTGATCCCCTCTTTCCTGATGGATCACCAGAAGGGGGGGCTCCGGAAAGGGGCAAGGTTAAACAGATATGGTCTTTTTTGGGATACGGGGGTGGGAAAGACGATTGGTGCCCTAGAAATATACCGACATCATAGAGTAAAGACCCTCGTTATCTGCCCTCTATCCCTTATTGAAGGCGCATGGATGGATGAAATTTGCAACAGATACCCCGACATTGAAGCATCAAATCTATGGGCTGCTAAAAAAAGAAGCCCAGCGGCCTTCAATAAAGCACTTGAAAAAGAAATGTGTATCATTAATTATGAGGCTTTCAGAACGATCGACAAAAAGCTTGCAAGCGCAGGGTTCAAAATGGTTATCCTGGATGAGTCTGCCAGGATACGTACTTGGAAAAAGAACTCAACAGCCGACAAGGTGATTAATTTTTGTGACAACGTGAAATATGTTTATGAGCTATCGGGGGTCCCTGCTCCGAATAATATGCTCGATTATTGGACACAGATCAGGATACTCGATCCTTTGCTGTGGGGAAAGTCGTTCTATAAATTTAGGATAAAATATTTCAACCCTGGAGGGTATGGCGGGTACACCTGGAAGGTGAAGCCTGAATATGAAAAAAAACTTATAGAGGATATTAAGACTGTAGCCGAATACGTGAATAAAGCGGATGTCTTAGACCTTCCTGAACGCACTGAATCGATGAGATTTTTCCAGTTATCGACAGAAGAACGAAAACATTATAAAAATATTAAGAACGATCTCATAACGATTATTGAAGAAGAAGGGGCAGTAACGGCTCCGAGTGCGGTAACGGCGATTATGAAATTGAGACAGATATCATCCGGTTTTCTCCTGGATGGAGAGACTTGCCACACAATAGGAAATTCGAAAATCAAAGAACTTTTACAACTCATGGAAGATATAGGCGACAAACAAGTCATTATCTGGATACAATTTAAGGCCGAAGCCCAAAGAATTAAAGAGGCTTTGCAAAAAAAAGGTATCGTGAGCGGTATACTGAATAGCACAACTACTGAGGATGAAAAACAAAATTATCTAAAAGCCTTTAAAAATGGAAATCTTCAATATATTATTTGTCATCCAAAGTCAGTTGGATATGGTCATACGCTCACAAATTGTTCGGAAGCTATCTATTATAGCTATTCTTATAGCTACGACGACAATTATCAGTCAGGGGACCGAATTTATCGTTTTGGGCAAAAAGAGAAATGTTCTCTTTATTATTTAGTGGCTGATAAAACAATGGACTCGGCTATTTTAAAGGCTGTACAGAAAAAAGACAGTACGAGTATGGCGGTGTTAAATTATCTCAAAAAATAACTTGCAATGTCTACGTCGGGGGTGTATAATGCCGTCTAAATATAGGAGGAAAAATTATGTTTTTGTACAGAATTTCCCAAGATGTAAATAATAATTATGATACCTACGATTCGGCTGTTGTGTGTGCTGAAAGCGAAGATGATGCACGAATGATACATCCAGCGAGATATTTTTGCGGTGATTATG